CAGGGCGTAGTAGAACTAGCCATGCAAGTATGGAAACATCATGTTATGAATGGCAAGATGAATGAGTTTGCCAAGCCGGAGGGCTGATGCCAAAAAAAGTTGTTGATACACCAAAAGAGCCAGAGCCAGTAGCCGATATGGTTGCTGAGTACGTTTTTACCAAGGAAACGGCTAAATCTGCCACAAAGCAGGTATCTGACGATTACCGTAAGCGCCAAGACCAAATTGCAAAGCTTGGCTTGCAAAAGTCCGTGGCCGGCATCGAGCGTGAACAATTGCCCGATATTGCACTAAAAATCATTGCAGACCACGGTTTGCGTATTCTTGGTGGCGAATGGGAGATTAAATCTGCTGAAGAGGCTACAAAAGTGGGCAAGATATGGCACGACATTTTCCGTCTGGAAATGGGTGAGCCAACCTCTATTTCGTCTAGCCAGGACTCAGAAAACCCCGACCAGCGCAAGAATAGGTTTGAAGAACTGAAGCTTGAGGCAAAACGTCGCGTTGAAGGTGGATTAAGGGCGATTGCTGGTGACGCTGGATGACTTCTGCTGTAGATAAGCGTTTACTTCTTTCCGACGATGAGTTTGCTGCTTTATCGGCAACAGAACAAGATGAGTACCTTGGCTTACTTGAAGAGGACCTAACTGCCTGGTCTTTGCAGGGTAACGACCGCCAATCGCGGGCCAATATCTTACTTAAAAAGGTCGACTGGCTTTTGTACGGTGGGGCTGCTGGTGGTGGTAAATCAGAGCTAATTACGTACCACGCGCACGAATTGTCTATGAAATTGCCAGGCCATCGTAGTCTTTTGATCCGCACAAGCTTGCCTGAATTGCGGCGATCCTTGATTATTCGTACCCAAGTACGTTATTCACAGCTAAAAGCTAAAGCAACTCTCAGATCTGTGGACAACATGAAAGCCTGGTGGTACGAAAACGGGTCCATTATCGAATACGGGTATTGCGCCCGCGACGAGGATGTAAGCCAATTCATGTCCGCGGAGTACGACTTTATTGCGTTTGACGAGGCCACGCAGTTTTCCGCTTACCAAATGCTGATGATCTCGGGCCGTTTGCGCACAAGTCGCAAGATGGCCGCAGCAGGTGTGCGAACTCACGTTATGTTTGCTACAAACCCTGGAGACAAAGGGCACCAGTTTCTGTACCAGATGCTTGTAACACCCTCTCAGTATGGTAAGCAAGCAGTAGTTTACGATGTGAGTAATGGGTTTGAAAACCCGGACATTGTTCGTTTAGTACCGCTTCCTGAGGATCTTGACGAGCTTGAAGCTCTGGAAATAGACCACGACCCAGACAACCATTTGGTGGCCGCCTTTGTCCCATCTACGGTAATGGACAACCCATTTATTGACCCGACCTACCGCAAGCACCTTTCCATGCTTCCCGAGATCGAGCGTCGGCAAAAGCTGCTAGGCGATTGGGACACGTTTACTGGACAATATTTTAAGGAGTTTGACCGAGAACGACACGTTGTCCAGCATTTCCCGATTCCTGACTCCTGGCCCCGGTTCAGAGGAATTGACTTTGGTACCGCTAATCCGTTTTGCTGCCTTTGGGGTGCTTTAGATCCGTCTAATGGTGTAATGTATATCTATCGAGAAGCTTACGGCAAAAACCTGACAACAGCCGAACAGGCCCGCTTGGTTAAGAAAATGAGTGTCAATGAGCACGGCAAGCCGGAAAGCATAGGCACAACAGTCATTGACCCTTCTACATTCTCAAACGTGGCTGGTCTTGGTACCACTGTTGCTGCTCAATACAACGCCCAGGGCGTCGTAGTAACCAAAGCTAAGAACCAGCGCGTTGGCGGTTGGCAAAACATGCGTCGTTATATGATGCCACATCCGGTAGATGGCGAAGTTAGATTAAAGATTTTTGCTGATTGCCAGAACTTAATTCGTACTTTGCCGCTTATGCGCCACGACAACCACAACCCCGAGGATCTTGACAGTCGGGACGAAGATCACGCTGTTGACGCGCTTCGTTACCTGCTAGGCTGTAGACCATACGAACTATCTAAGAAGGACAAGAAAAAATATGAACCTGGCGCGGAAGGCCGTGTTCAAAAGTTCATGGAAAAACTTGACCGGCAAACCAAGCGTAGAAATATATGGAGGTAAGTCATGCTTGTAGTAGACCATTATAATTATTTACCAGGGGCCTGTGGATTGTGTCGATCAAGCAATTTGCCCACTATTGACACTAACGTAGACCTTGATTGGCCAAACACCCCAGACGCGCCAAACCCATCTGCAAATCATCGTTTGTATATTTGTGCAGATTGTTGCATCAATTTGGCAATGATGGTTAAAGAATCTCGCAACATCGAAATAGTTGTGGCAGATAGTTACAAGCTTCTGCAAACCGTCAACCAGAAACTGAGCGACAAAAACATTAATCTTTATACAAGAATCAATGAACTGGAAGCAGCACTGACGGTTGTTCGTGAAATCAATAAAGCTTCGATTGTGGTCGAAGAATCTTTAAGCCCTGATGCTGCGTCATTTAAGGTTGCCACTCCAAAGAAAGCTGCTAAATGATTTGGGTAGGCATTATTGCCTTGGCCAACATTGCTTTGAGTGCATATTTGTTGCGCGAAAACCGCAAACTTACATACATTGCAATAGCTAAACACGCTGGAGAAATTGCCATTTTGGACCGCCCGGCCCGCAAGAAATCTAAGCCTAATGAATCCGCTGATGAAAAGCCCTACACTCAATGGCGAATCCCAAGTGAAGGAGTAGGCCCATGAACTGGAGCCCACCAGAACCAGCGAAAATTTTAGAAATGTGGCGCGAGGCAGATCAATACCTCGTTAAAGAACGTCGCGACTATTGGCTTAATGGTTCTTACTACCTTGGTCACCAATGGATTTGGTGGGACATGACGCGCAACTTGGTGCAAGAAATTGACTACGCAAGTGACGCTGAACGCAATAGCCGTATTACTGTAGACAAGTTTGGACCTCGCGTTCAGAACCTTTTAGCTCGCATGATTAGAGCTGAGCTAACATTTGAGGTGCAACCTCAGGGCACAGATGACTCTTCAATGCGTCGTCAAAAACTTCAAGAACAACTATTGATAGCCGAACAGCATCAGCGAGATTGGGAGCTTACTCGCGAGATGGCTGTATTGCAGACGTTATTTGGTGGGGCTTCGGCTGTTTGTGTCGAATGGGACCCTGAAATGGGCGAAGATTCCTACACCGACATGGAAACGGGCATTGCTATCCCCGACGGTGGAATTAGGTTGACACCTATGGGGATCAACGAGTTTACCCTTGAGCCCGGCACCCAGGACCCTGCAGATGCTCGTTGGTACATCCGAGCTACCAGTTTGCCGCCAGCACAAGTACAGGAACGTTACAATCTCGACTGGTTGCCAGAGCCAGACGCTGAAGCCATGATGAGTTCACGCGCTCGATCCATGTTGCTTCGCCGCCCTGGCAGCCAGCCGTCCCGCACGACGATGGTTTACGTTTATTTTGAACGCCCTACACGCACCACGCCTGGTTGCATTGTCCACGTTGTAAATGGCAAAGTTGTTCTGCAGGAAGATTCCTGGCCATTCCCATTCCCACATTTGAACTTGGTTTTGTTCCGTCAAAAGAAAATTCCAAACACTTGGGTTGGTCACACTCTTTGCACTCCGGCCCGCGACATTCAGTACGCTTACAACCGTGCTCGTTCTACGATTATGGAGCACATGCGTAAGGCTGCAAACTCGCGTTTTATGGTGCCATCTGGTTCTGTTGACGATGCCGACGTTCTTACTACCGACCCTGGCGACACGCTTGAATACAACGCTGAATTGGGCGAGCCGCATTGGCAGACAGCTCCTGACGTCCCCCGTTGGATCAGCGCAGAAGCTGCTGAACTTGAAATGGAACTTGACGACATTTTCCATACTCACGCAGCTAGCCGCGGCCAGGCTCCTGGTGACCGCAATTCCGGTCTTGCTCTGTCATTGTTGGCAGAAAAAGACGATACCCCATTAGGCCCAATGGCCCGCGATCAAGCTAAAGGTTGGGGTCTTGTTGGCCAAATGACGCTGATGTTGTATCGCATGAACGCCGAAGCAACTGGAGCTAATCGTGAAGCTACCATTCTTACTGAGCATGGTCAGCCACTCAACATCTCATGGGGTGCTGACGATATTGACGAAAAGCCGAAAGTTGTTGTACCGCTAGACTCAACTAGCCCTCGCAGCAAGCTTGCTACGCAGTCCGTTATTACTGCTTTGGCCGACAGGTTCCCACAAGCTTTCCAGAACATCGATCCTTTGGCTTTGGCTAGAATGCTCGACCTTCCAGACCCTCGCGGTTACTTGACCCAAGTTGACCCTGATGCCGCCAAAGCTCAATGGGAGAATGGTTTGCTTATGCAGGCTGTTCCTGTTGTTCCTGAAGATTTTGACCTTCACGACGTTCACATTAATATTCACAATAAGGAACGCAAATCTCCGGCATACGAGCTTGCCGATCCTTCAGTCAAGCAAATTATTGACTTGCACGTTATGGCTCACCAACGCATGATGATGGGCGACACTCAGGCCGCCCTTGACGCACAGGCGCTAATGAACGAAGGCCAGCAACCTACTGCCGCACAAGCAATGACTGTAGCCGGCGGGATAACAGGCAATACTGCACAGGCTTTACAACCTGGTGCTAACATGCAACAATTAAGTCCGGGAATGCCTAATCCAGTCATGCCCGAACAAGCGGGGGCACAACCAGCTGCTCCTGCACCAGCTTCGCCAAGCAATACAGGAGGAATGCCATGAGCGATACACCAAATTTCGGTGGAGATACAACCCTAGATTTCAGTAGTGAGATTGCCGCAGGCGCTGTTGATGCAGCACCGGTCGACGAATCACAGGTAAATTGGGAGGAAAGGTACCGTTCTGAGGTACAAGACCGCATCAAAGAACGCGAACGCTACAAGCCGATTCGCCAGGTATTTGACCAAATGCACCCTGATGATGCTCAAGCAGTTCAGCAATTTGCTCAGTCTTTTGCTTCCGGTGACCAAGAAGCTGCCATTAAATGGATGGTTGACAACGCTAAAGCTTTGGCCGGCGACAACTTCAATTCCTACATTGGCCAACAGCAGCAGGTTGTTGATAACGCAGTTGCTCAAGGTCAGGCCGCTGGTCTCACCCCAGATCAAGTATCTCAATTAGTCAGCCAACAGCTTCAAGCACATCAGCACGAGCAGCAGGTTCAGCAATTTCAGGTTGAAATTGACCAGACGTTGCGGGAACTTGGTCTTGAACCGGAAAGTGCTTTAGCCACAGCAGCAATTGTTGCAGCTAACAATCGTCCAGATCTTGACCTTCGCGCTGCTTACCAGGAAATGGAAAACCAGATCCTTCAGCAAGCTCAGTCAATTGTCGAGAAGCGTCGAGGTGCTGCTAACTCAATGCCAACTGCTAGCCCAAATGGATTTGCTGGCGTACCTTCGACAAACGCAACACCACGCGAAAAGGCGATGGCTCGCTTAGAGCAAAACGGCGTTTGACAGTAGTTGACAAGTAATTGTTTAGTACTACACTTTAGTTTGTGATCTGGATAGATCGCGCCACATAGCAACGACTACTACACGCGGATGCGTGGATAACAAGGCAGAAGCTAAGTTACGAATGTTGCGTTAAATACAACAATCAATTCACCCATTACGAAAGGTAGCCAACATGGCCGCATCACTATCTACAGTAGATGCAATCCTTAAGGACGACTACAAGGATTACATCGATCAACTCAACAACGCGCTGTTCCTTACATCGCAAGTTGAAACCCGCAAAGACACAGTCGTTGGACGTATCGCACGTCACGCTATTCACCTTGGCCGCTCAAGCGGTGTTGGTGCTCGCGCAGAAGGCGGAACACTTCCAACAGCTAGCAACCAAGCTTACGCAACGGTTCCAGTACCAGTTCGTTACGTTTATGGACGTATCCAGCTTTCTGGCCCAACCATTCGCCAAGCTGTAACAGACCGAGGCGCTTTCATTGATGCACTTGATGCTGAAATGCAAGGCATTCGTGCTGACGCAATGAAAGATGTTAACCGCCAGCTTTGGGGTTCGTCGAACGGCGTTATTGCACAATGCGGCACCACGTCATCAGCTACAACTGTTGTTCTCGCTTCAACCACCGGCTCTGCAGCCCTTCGCCAGTTGTTTAACGACGGCGGCATGGTTGTTGACATTGGTACCGTTGCATCACCTGCAACTGTTGCCTCAGCTCGTACCGTAACTTCGGTAGACACCTCAGCAAAAACCTTTGCTATTTCAGGTGCAGCAGTAACCACCACATCAAGCCATTTCGTATTCCGAACTGGTGCAGGTGGAGCTTCAAGCAACACAGGTGCTCCTGGTGACGGACAAATCGAATTGACAGGTATCCAGACAATCGTTGACGATACTGCAGTTCTTCACACCATCAACCCATCAAGTCAGCCAAACTGGAAGTCATACGTAAACAGCAACAGCGGTACCAACCGTGCTGTTTCTGAGACTCTTATCACCGGCTCGATCATGAAGGGCCTCACCAACTCAGGCAAGAAGGCAAACCTTCTCGTATCTGCCGAAGGTGTCCACATGAGCGTTGCAAACTTGTTGCTTTCATTGAAGCGCAACATGGAGCAGACAGAGCTCAAGGGCGGCTACGCAGGCATCCAGTACTTCTCACCATCGGTGAGCGGCAAGGGTGACGAAGGCCCAACTGTTCTTTACTGTGACTTTGACTGCCCAAGCAACCGCTTGTACGGTATCAACACCGAATCTTTGGTCTTGCACCAGGTTGGTGATGGTTGGCAGTTCATGGACATGGACGGAGCGGTTATGAACCGTAAGCCTGACCTTGATGCCTACGAAGCAACGCTCTACTCCTACATGGAGTTGGCTTGCAAGCAGCGCAATACGCACTTCGTCATCAAAGATCTCACAGAAGTGACGATCTAAGATGGCGGCCTCGGTCAGTATCTCATACGGTCCGGAGGTCGCTGGTAGTCGTAAGACTGTCTTGGGTGTAATTACCCTTGACAGCTCTTACGCCACTGGCGGTGAAGCGGTGACTCTCACCCAGCTTGGCCTTACCCGCCTTGATTGGTTAGAGCTGAACGCAGGAGTTGGCTACCTTCCCACATGGGATGGTTCCACAACAACTCCTAAAGTTTTGGTTTACCGTCAAACTGCTGCAACTGGCGCATTTGTTGAAGTACCGTCGACGACGGATGTTTCTGCAGTGACCATTCGCTTTAAGGCGACTGGAGCATAATGTTTTGGGGTCGGCAGCTCGTCGGGGGCTGTCGACCCCAAACTTTTTAACCAAGGAGGATTATGTTAGGCGCACCTGAATACA